TGCCACTTCAGATACCCACTACTCGCGTTCCCAGTTCATTTTCGGGCGTTAGCAATCGTGCTTCTCGCCCTGATATTTACTGGAAAGCTTCTCGTAGTGGTACTTCTGTTATTGGCTGGAAGCAGAAAATTAAGGAGAAGCGTAATGCCTCTTCCCCGTATTCTGCCGACTTTATAGATGTGCTCCAATCGAAACCGCTTAGTTGTTCTCATACGTTTGGATTCTTCGGACTTCCATCACGTACTACAGAACAATTCAACGGCTATTGGGTTATGGGTAGTTACCTTATCGGTAATCACCCTATCTCTGCGAGTCAATCTCAGGAAAACGCTGCTCTTACGAAAGTATTTCAGCGGATTAGAGAAGAACGTACAGCAATGAACGGTCTTCTCGCGTCCGCTGAGCTTCGTCAGACAGTAGCCTTACTGGGAAATCCTGCTCGATTAGGGGCTAAGCTTGTTACTAATTATTTGAGTGAATTAAAATCCACTCGCTCATTAGTTCGTCAACAAGTCAAGCCTCGTCGTTCGGATACGCCTGCTTCTCTTATCAATCGAAGATTAAACTCGACGAAAGATAGGATGTCAGGTTCTTGGTTAGCTCTTCAATTCGGTATCCTTCCTACGCTGTCTGACGCTCAAGACTTGCTACAGGAGATTGCCAATTCGTCAGTTAATGCTATGGCCGCAAGGCCAGGTCGCATTACTGGACGATCTGAAGAGACTGTTATAACGTCCCCATTCGTAGGCGGCTTGCAGCCTACTGGCAACGGTATGCTCAACTTACGGTACTCTCAATCTTATAAAACAAGATGCAGCGTACAATATAAAGTTGGGCTTTCTAACAGTGTGACAGGTCCTTGGAACTCTGTACATAGTTTGCCTGAACGTCTCGGCTTTACAGTCGAGAATTTCGTGCCTACTATATATGAGATGGTTCCGTGGTCGTTCCTCGTGGACTACTTCACCAATCTTGGCGATATAGTTTCTGCGGCTACGACCAACACGTCTAATGTGTATTATATAACGCGTACCGAGCGTAAGGAGACTACATTCACTTTAACAGAGAATTTAGAAACCTACACTAAGAATGCGAATTATGGTACAGATTGGACGTTCTCGCTCGGCGGCAATTCTGCCGCCGTGCGTGTGACCAGGCGTCGGTCAATCGTGCGTACTGTGCCTGTATCTCTGCCCATCCCAAAGTTTGAATTATCGATTCCTCCAATCTTGCGAAAGGACGATTCTGTAAACAAACAATGGTTTAATATGGGTGCTCTACTTGCTCAAGCACGATCTTTCAAGTTCTAAACTCTTTCGAGTTTTTTCCAAAAGGAGCCTAATATGGCTATTTCTCTCACCAACGTCGTTGGCTCTGCCCAAACGGGCCTTACTACCCCTGGTTATAATGTTACGGCGGATATCTCTCCCGCTCAAAACGCTAAACAGTGGGCAGTTACGGCTCTTACAGGCACGCAAACTGGCGTGGGAGTCCACTCTGTGGCATCCCCTTTCACGATTGCTATGTTTCGTCCTCAGAACCCTCAGGCTCTGAAGCCGGTCAACGTACTATCTGGTATGCTCGCTAAAGTCCCGATGAACACTTACAAAGTGATCACCAGGAAAGGCGTGCTACCTCTGGCCGGTCAAAGCTTCAAAAATATGGTTATTACCACTATTATTGACGTTCCAGCCGGTTCAGATACAGCCGATGCCACTAGTGTTCGGGCAGCAATGTCCGCTCATATTGGCGCTTTGAGCCAGCAATCGTCTGGCGTGGGCGACACCCTTATCAATGGTATGCTGTAACATGGAATATGATCCAGTTATAGTAATCATTGTAACGGCGCTTGTCCTTTACTTTGTTGCCAAATTAATGTCTACTAAGTAGATGTTCGTTTGGCTGGTTGTAGAATTACTATCCGCTTTTCGCGGTAGAAAGGTAGAAGCTCTATGTTTCCTTATAAGGAACTTAAGCAGCAACTCGTGTCAGATCTCACCTTGGTAGGTGGCAGCGGTTTACCGTTTGTCACAGCTGACCTCTCTTCGGAGCAGGTCAGCTCTCACTACCTTGAACAAAGCTTTTATAAAAAGCTTTCGCCAAATGGCGATTGTAAATCTGCTGATCAGGCGGCTCTAGATAAGTTTTTATTGCTTAATTCTAGTATGTCGGCTGATAAGTTTATTTACAATGTTGAAAGTGAACAGGATGCCCTTTTCTGGTCTTATTTTAAAGATAATATCAGAAAGGCTCTTACTCCAGGTGACGCTACGTTTGACCTCGCTTTTATGCGAGAGACGTTTGCGACAGGTCCTGGTGCATCGTTAGGTCATAACAACGGCAGTTTTTACTCAAAACTGTTCGATGGTGTGATCACAACGCAGCACCCTTACCTGATAGCGCTTTATCGCGCAATGGTCTCTGAATCTAGCTTCTGGTCGGATGCCGAAAGGCTAAGACACAAGAAGTTTGGATTCGAGATCGTTTCTGGCAATCGTTTATTCTTTGTCCCTAAGAACGCGGATATCTCGAGAACGTGCTGCACCGAACCCGGATTGGAACTTATGTTCCAGAAGGCATTAGGTGCGTTCATAGAGTTGTGTCTCGATAAGTCGTTTAACATTACGTTAGACAAACAGCCTGACAACAACCGTGAACTTGCTCGCATAGGCTCGCTTCAAGGTACCTTTGGTACCATGGATCAGGCCAGTGCAAGTGATAGCATATTATGGACACTGTGCCAAGAAATTATTCCTGAAAACCTTCTAGGTTATATGAGAATATTTCGAAGCGTAAACGCCACTCTCCCGAATGGCGTTGAAGTGCCCCTAAGGATGGTTTCTACAATGGGGAACGGTTTTACGTTCCCTTTGCAGACGCTCATCTTCTCGTGCGCGGTTAGGTCTGTCAGCCAGCTTATGGGTTACCCAAGTTCCTGTCCTAAGACGGAATTCGGGGTCTTCGGCGACGACATTATCATACGTACTCAAATGTATGACTTTTTGTCGCGTTGTTTAACCAAGCTTGGCTTTACAGTTAATACCAGTAAATCTTTCAATACTGGGCCTTTCCGCGAGTCTTGCGGTCATGATTGGCACAACGGACGTTTCGTTCGTGGTGTTTATATCAGGACTCTTGAGACTGCATCCGACATTTACTCGGCTATTAACAGACTGAATCGTTGGTCTGCAATATCCGGGGTCCCGCTTGTAAATACTATTAAGTTCCTGTTGGGTCGTATTCAGCGTAAGCTGTATGTGCCCCTCTCGGAATCTGACGATAGCGGTTACAAGGTGCCGTTTAAGCTGTCTTTCCCTAAGGTTGATAACGCTTACTGGTTTTCTTATAGAAAACTAGTGCGCGATCTCCCTAAAAGTAAGATGCCTTTAACTGCAGAAGAATCTACTAGCTTCGGTCATGTTCATTTTAATGTCCATGGCTGGGCTACTACTATTCTTGGTGGATTTGCAAAACAACCCGAAACGTCGTTAACCAAAGTTTACGATCCTTTACAGGAACGAACATCCCCTGACTTCATAATGATGCTCAGGGACGTAGGCTCGACCAGACGGTTCAAAGTACGACGCAGTTCAATCCCTTTTTGGGACTATTGCGGCGCCACAAGTATATATCCAAACGACAGCCTCCGGCCTTATGAGCCGGCGGACAAGGTTGTCGGTTATACTTGTAGTTTCAGCGTTTGGGAAAACGCTGTCACGATCAATCGGTAATAACTGATTGAGGAGGTGTCAAAGCCCCC